ATGTTGAACGTTTCGTATGTAATTCCTTCAATATTTCCATACCTCGTATCATCCATGACATAGGTAGAGTAACACAAATTGTGAGCCATCATGATTGATGGGTATAGGGCTTCAAAATCTAGGGCTGTGATAGGTGTGTAGTATGCACCCTTTTGGGCTTCTAGAACTGTGGCTCCCTCGTATTGTTCTTCAGGTAGAGATCCATACTTAAATGTTGGGACCATATATCCCAACTCTCTAGCCTTTTTAGAGAGTTGACTGAACACCTTAATTTGTTGACCCCTCTCAACCAAGAAAGACACTGGGACCCAAGTGGCTTTTGCCATTTCTACCAGATTTAGTAAAATACACAATTTTTTCATGAGTTTGTGGGGAAGGAGTGTATCCTTGATACAGTAGTCGGCGACTTCACCCAACTTTACGGGGTCCTCTTCGATGAAACGTTTGAACATTTCCTTTGGTGGCATGTCAATTTTTTGATCACCTAGATAAACTTTCGAGACATTATTCAGGCTGTAGGAATCCAATTTGTATCCCTTTTTGACTTCATGGAAAAGATCAAAGATGAAGCGTCCCGGCATGGGTAGCAGCTTGAGGAAATTGTCCCCCAAAGCGCTGGAACTTAACTTCTTATGAACCACGTGGGACTCTGTGTTTTTAAGTTTCCCCAACTGGTAAAAATCCATCCCACATTTGTTCATAGCTGCCCTCTTGTAGATATAGTCAAGATCAAATCCAAATATATTCCATCCAGTCATGATGTCGATGTCCTTTTCCTGAACGTAATCCTTGAAAGCCAATAGGAGCTCCCTTTCCGTCTCGTAGCTTGTGACGTTCTCACCAGATGTATTTTTATAACACAAACAAGTCGTTTCATAAGGTTCGTCTGATCCAAATTTACATAACGTAATGGCAATCTGAAAACAGGCATCCCCGATGACATTTGCATCTGGAAATTTACCAGTTGAACTGTTACATTCAATATCAAATGAAGCTACCACAAACGGCGCAATGTCATCACGATTCACCGGTGTTAAATCAGTCCAATCATTACACCACAGATCGATGTTCACATTTGCCAGGTGGGATCGGACACACTTAGTCCCGGTGTCCAACCATCCGGTGGATTGGATACCAGTCCTATGCATAAGTCTCAGGACAGGGTCTATATTGGATTCGAACACGTGATATTGCTTAAACGCATTGTTATACATGAATATCGAGTTCACTTTACGCCTCGATTCTAGATTTTTGAAAGTCAGGTGCATGAAGAAACATTCTTCATTGTTTTGAAAACCCCAAACATCTTTTTGTTTTGTTAGGGAGTAACTCGTCAGGCAATCTTTTTTCATCGAGTTTAATCTGTCATATAGAATTTCAACGTCACCCATTTCGGTTCCACGTGGCAACTTTACAAAAAAGTATGGTTTAAACTCAGTTGTGACACAGACAGATTTACCATCCTCAGTTTTTCCAAAAATACTGATCAAGTGTTCATCATCTGAATCTCTAGCTTCCCACGTGAGTGCTTGAAATGCCACCATATGTAAATAGATACCCAAAATTTTAATATCGTTTATTAATAAATGTCTGCCGCTTTAATAGAACTTGTTTCTGTAGGTGCCCAGGATGTCTACATTACTGGTCAACCTGAAGTAAGTTTTTTTCGACAAAACTATAAACGTTATACCAACTTTGCCATGAAGCCAGAGCGCATGGATTACATCGGCACGTTTGGTTCCGGTAATGAAGTAATCATCCCCGTTCGTTCCAAAGGTGATCTTCTCAGTTATGTGTGGATAGAAGCCGATAACATCGCTTCTATAAAAGATGATGATAATGGATTTTTCAAAAGGACCGCCACCGACCTCACAGAATTTTCGCTGTGGATCGGGGGGCAGATGGTCACCACTATGGATTCCTTATTCATCCAGGGTGTTCACAATCCCCTCATGAGGGATTCTGCCTCTAAAGCCTCCTTTTGTGTAAGTCTCAACCACAAGAAGGAGAACCACGGGGGTCATTACTACATGTTGCCATTCTTCTTCGGTGAAGACTGGACCAAGGCCCTCCCCCTCCTCGCTCTCCAATATCATGATGTCGAGATTCGCATCAAGTGTCGAGATGGTTTTACCCCCTCTTCAACACCCAAGGTGTTTGGTAACTATTGTTACGTAGACACAGATGAGAGAAAGTTCTTCACCGACAACGAACACGAGCTGCTCATCACCCAGGTGCAAAACCAGCGACTGGGTAGAACCGATAAGGATATTGATATCAGCTACTTCAATCACCCCGTAAAGTCTATCCACGTCGTTTCAGGTAACGCCATGGGTGCTGCGTGGAACCACACCACTGACGGTTTCAAATTTGGAACTTCGTCTCTCTACATCAACGGTGTCGCCTTATTCGAGAACACTTCTGACGTGTATCACCACGACGTCGTTTCCGAGATGCACACCACGGATATTCCCGATAACATCCTCGACGATCTCGCCACATTCTCTTGGCCGTTCTGCCTGACTATGAGCAAGATGCAACCCACAGGGTCACTAAACTTCAGTCGTATCGATAACGCGAAGATGACCTTCAGTAATCCTGAAAACGGTAACGATCACCATCGTGTGTACGCAGTTAACTATAACATCCTCCGTATCAAAGACGGGATGGCGGGGGTCGCATTCGGTAATTAAGCACCTAAGTGAACTCACATTTTGAAGAAATTAAATAAAAAAATGACCAAAACACGTTCGAATAACCCTACTCTTGAGGCTGCCCGTGGTGTAAAGTCCCACTTAGGTGATCTTTTATCACAGGTTCGTCAGGGTCAACAGTGGAAAAAAAAGTACAATACTCTCAAGCTTGAATTAACGAAACTTAAGGAAAAAGAGTATACTCCTCCCAAGTTTGAATGCACGAAACTTAAGGAAAAGGAGTATACTACTCTCAAGGTTGAATTCATGAAACTTAAAAGTGAAAAAATGAAAAAAAGAAAATGTGGTGTCCAGAAGGTCAGGCACCACTTTAACGACATATCTGATGGTCAAATTATGAATTCCTTGAACGAACTATTTATTATATTTGACGCGTCTCCCCAAGTTTGTAAAGAAGCAATGGTGATGGCTCATGAATTGAAAAACTGCTTTCAACTCATGAGTAAAAGACCTAGAACGGTTTCAACCTGCATAATGCATATATGTATGAAACCATACGTGGATAAAAATATTATATCCGAGAAGGCACAATTGAGTGTGCCATCTATCAATTTGACTACCAAAATTATTCAAGATTTTCTGAGTGGGATAAATGTTTAGCAAATAGGTATTGTAAAAGTCCTTCAGGTATGCGGTATCGGTCAAGTGTTTTCGTGACGTCCGCAGAACCCCCTTTATAAATCTTGTCGGGTGTTGTGATTCCAATCCTATACTTATGCTGTTTGTTGGGGCATGTGCATGGATGGTCTTCTAAATCTGTCCGGTTCGTCCACACACGTGTCGGCTTCTTGTAGTCAAATCCGAAGCGACAATAATCGAAGCGATTGGATGGAAGCTCTTTCATACACGGTAAGTCTCTCATGGCAGATAAGTATGGATTTTCGATATACCATTCAGTCGGGTCAAAGTATTTTATGATTTCCAAAACCTTCTCGACGTATTTACTGTTCTCTCGGCGAACTGTGTCAAGTTCCTCACGAGTTTTAAACTTACGGGTCGGCCCGACATTGGTGGTTTGGAGCTGTGAATACACCTTACACTCGGGGGACGCCCATATGACATCGAAGTGCTTCGGGGGGTACTGTTTGTAATCGAAGTCGAGTATATCACAATTGTGAGTGGGATTGAATTTTTTTAGTATATCTAAGCTGATGACTTCATGTCCTGATCGTTCCAGGAGTTTGGAAACGCTTCCAGTCCCTTTGAAAAGTTCGAGGACGCGCATATTAAAATACGGGTCGGTTATAATATTTCAAATTTAACGCTAACCTCAGTGAGCTATAAATTAAAAATAAAACGTAATAGTAATGGACTGTGGCGCTAATACAACCAGGTCCCTACAAGACGATGCAACGAGGCGTGGTATAGAAATTATTCCAGAAGGTTGTCAGGCAGTGAGTGAAGATGTATGTGCGTCGGGTTACATGGCCCCAGCCGATAACGTGTCATTCCCAGAAAATTCACTAAAACAGTGTTGTAAGTGTAAGGATGATCAATCATGTGGATACTGTGCAGATCCAGATGCATGCACGACAGAAGAGAAACTAAATCACGTCACATCTGAAAACTGTTTTGGAAATACTGAAGGTACTGAAGGTACTGCAGAGGACACCACAGAGGACACCACAGAGGACACCACCACCGACACACCTTATACACTTTATTTGATAATGTTTTTTGTAATTATGAGCCTCCTCGTTATTACCTTCTTAATGACCAGGAAATCTCTACCCAATTATTGACCAGTCGATCCGAAGCCATCAGACCCACGTTCGGTATCCTCAACGATACTAATCTCCTCTACGGGAGGTGTCTCACAACGCTCTAGAACTAATTGAGCAATACGATCACCCTTCTTGATTTCAAAGTCATTCTCTCCATGATTGAACAAAATGACCTTAATTTCACCGGTATAATCTGGATCAATCACACCCGCACCAACATTGATGCAGTGCTTCGCGGCTAAACCCGAGCGGGGAGCTACACGACCGTATACACCGGGTGGAAGAACCACTGTAATACCAGTTCCTACGATAGCTCGCCCCGCCTGGCTAGGAACCATGGCATCCTCGGAGCTATATAAATCATATCCCACAGAACGATCAGAACCACGAGTAGGCACAATAGCATCGTAACAGAGCTTCTTGACCCCGAGGGACATCTACTTGTATCACGTCTCAAATCCTTAAGTCTGTGTCCGCACCTGCCTCGAGTAGCATCTGTAGTATCGTCTCACAGCCCTTCATTGTGGCTAGTGACAACGGTGTCCAACCGCTATACGACGGCTTGTTGATGTCCGCACCCGCCTCAATCAGTATCTGCACCGTTGTCTCATGACCGTATTCAGTGGCTTTTAACAACGGTGTCCAACCAATATCATCAGTCTTGTCAATGTCCACGTTCGCCGCGATTAGGGTCTTCACTACCCCATCATGACCATTTCCAGCGGCCATGGAGAGTGGTGTCCAACCAATATGATTACACGCGTTTATGTCAGCACCCGCCTCGATCAACGCCAGTACCTCTTGTACATTACCGAATTGGGCGGCTATTGACAACGGTGTATTCGTCATGTATGTACTATATCTACAATCCTTAAACTTATAGATGACTAAATCGTTCTTTGAATATGGGTTTCATATTCAAAGAATGGAAATTGCACTCAAAGGGTTTCGAACCCCTGACCTCAAGCTTACTAAGCTTGCGCTCTACCACTGAGCTATGAATGCAGGTCACCACCTCCCACGCTGATTAGTATACACATCAAATCTTTAAGCATTTGGGTTTTGGTTCAAATGCTATCTTTTCCTCGAGTTCTTTACGGTGTTTCAACTTC